AACTGCTTGCTGATCACTGCTATTAAAGGTTATTTCACGCAGCTGGAGCAGGAAGGGATACTGCAGGCAGGAAGCAGCTCTGTAGATATAGACTTGGCTGCACAAGAGGCCTACTTGCAGTCGATAGGGATAGATACATCAACAATGACGGAAAAGGAAATCAGGGAAGCCAATACTGGCGACAAGGTTTTCCTGACGGCCAGCATTAAGATTTTGGATGCAATCGAGGATATTGACCTTGCTATTGTTATTTAAAGGAGGGATATAAATGGACAGTGCAAAAAGGGTAATGTCGGGGACTTTCGGAGAAGTCTGGCTGGATAATGATTATGTTGGCGAGTGCTATGGCTTGCAGGCCAAAGTAAATTTCAATAAACAAGATGTGCCTATGTGCGGGAGAATGGCTATCGATAAAAAAATAACAAATATCAGCTGCACTGGCTCGATGCGGATGCATAAAGTATCCAGCCGCATGGCTAATAAAATTGGGGCAGATATTAAGGCTGGTAAAGACCCCCGGTTCACGGTGATATCTAAACTGGCCGACCCTGATGCCTATGGCGCAGAACGTGTAGTTTTGAAAAATGTTTCTTTCGATGACCTGACTCTGGCTGATTGGGAAGTGGCAGTCAACGGGAAAATTGAGGCGCCGTTTACTTTTACGGATCATGAATTCCTTGACTCTGTGGAGGCGAGATGATGGATACATTAGAGTTATTATTAAAATCCGACCGCCCGGACATGCCCGAGAAGGAAATCAAACTGAAACGTTTGAGCAGGGAATGCGGCGGCGATGTGATATTCAAGTTAAGGGCCCTTTCATACAATCAAGTTGCTGATATTAAAAATTGTCATTCCGATAACGATATGTCGGTTCACATTCTTCTGGCCGGTGTTGTTTCTCCGGATTTAAAATCAGAAGAACTGAAAAGGAAGTATAACGCAGTAACACCAGCAGAAATGGTTAAAAACATGTTGCTGCCCGGTGAAATAGAAGATATTTCAAGAGAGATTGAAAAGCTGAGCGGCTACCGGCTTACGACAATAGAAGAAGTCAAAAAAAAATAGAAACTGATCCTGAAATGCAGCTTATGTATTACCTTTTCAAGGAAAAAAATATCATGCCAGGCTCTTATTATAGCTTACCACCAGGGGAGAAGGTTATAATAAGGGCCTTTTTTGAAAAAGATATGGAAACGAGAATGAGCAATAAAAAATAGCACCACAATGGTGCTATTTTAAGTCAACAATTTTTAAGATAATTAAACCCAATATGGAGGCGAAAAACATAACTATGAGCATGGCTCCGGCATTCTTGCCAAAATTCTTTAACCATTCTTTTCTTTCAGGATCCATTCTGATCCCTCCTTGAAGTTAATTATATACCTAAATAGTTAGAAATGTCAAATAGTGGAGGAATAAAAAATGGCTCGTGATATAAGCATCGCTATATCAGCACGAGACAATTTTACTCAGGCAATTACCACCATAAGGAACGCCAATCAAGCATTTAATAAGGATTTGACCGGGCTTCAAAATAAACTTGATGCCTTGAATAAAAACAAGATTGTATTAAAGGTCGAAACCGAAAAAGCGAGAATGGCTTTAAAAGAGGCAGAAAAGCAATTTATGGCTACCGGTTCTGCGGCCGACAAAATGAACCTGGAGCTTGCAAACGCAAAATATGAAACAGCCCGCAGAAATCTTGATCTGGTATCCAAAAGCGCCCGTCAGGCGGAAAAAGATATTTTAAATCTTACAAGCGCAGCAAGTAAGGCCGAAAATAAGACAGGTAACGGCACCAAAAGTCTTCTATCTAGTTTAGCAGCCGCAGGTGCGCTTAAAGTTTTGGGTGATACGGCTGCAAACATTACCGCAGGTGTAGTTGGAAGCGCATTTGGCGAGGAAGGTAGCACTATGCTTAGTAATATATTATCTGGTGCTGCATCCGGGGCCGCTGTTGGTTCTATCATACCTGCATTGGGACCCGCAGTAGGGGCTGTTGCGGGGGCGGGTTTAGGAGTTGTGAACGGTTTGGTGGGGTTATATACCGCCCAGGATGAAGCCTTTAAAGGTGTCGTGCAGGAAAGCTATAATAAAGCAAAGCAGGAGCAGGCGGATACTTTGACATCCGGGTCTGCCATTGCCGCAAACAGAGAGCAGAAACAAATATCCTTTTCGACTCTTTTAGGCAGCGATGAAGCCGCTAAAGATTACCTTGCGCAAATGACCGAGTTTGCCAGCAAAACACCCTTTCAATATGACCAGCTGGCCGAAATGAGTAAGACCTTATTGGCTTATGGATATAAAGTCGATGAGCTTTTGCCTCTGCTGACGAAAATAGGGGATACAGGTTCAGCCCTCGGCATGACAGCGGAAGACATGAATTTTGTGGCCACCAGTTTGGGCCGTATGCAGACTACGGGCAAAACAACTTTGGAATATTTAAACCCTCTTTTGGAGCGCGGCATACCCGTTTGGGATTATCTTGCCAAGGCTTCAGGTAAAACCAAAGCCGAAGTTCAGGAAATGGTATCCAAAGGGCTTGTTCCCGGAGCGGAAGCTGCCAAAGCAATAGCCGATTATATGGGAAGAGATTTTGCGGGCAATATGGAAAAACAGTCTCAAACCTTCCAAGGGCTAGTCAGCACTTTGCAGGATGCCCAGGATGCTATGGCCGCAGCAATGGGAGAAGGATATAACGAAGAACGCAAGAAAGGAATCCAGGCACAGATTGATTGGCTTAGTGGCGAAAGCGGCGAAAAAATGAAGGAAGCCAATAAAATGATCGGCGAATGGAAAGCTTCACTGGAAAACGAGAGAGAAGCAGCTATCCGCAAGGCCATTAATGATATGATGGCCAGCGAGGAATATAAGCAGGCAGCTGCTGAAGGCAACCGGGTTAAGATGGGGGAACTTTTAGCGGAAGCGCAGGTTAAAGGAGAAAACGAATATAAAGCGAGCAAAGGTTACCAGTTGCAATTGCAGGAAGATTTGGACCTGGTTCAAAGAATAAGAGAAGATACAGCTTTGAAAAATGAATACTGGAATACTGGCTATATCATGGGCCGGGAATTTTCCAAGGGCCGTATGGCTGGAATCAACTATACGGAAGGTTTAGAGCCCTCCGATCTTGGCACGGGCATGGGTACGGGATTTGATTGGCGAGCCAGGAAACATGCTTACGGATTAAATTACGTGCCTTATGACGATTTTCCTGTATTGCTCCACCAGGGAGAACGCATCTTAACTGCAAGTGAAGCAAGGGCAATAAACAACGGCGCAAATATCACTATAACCGGAAATAGTTTTGTTGTGCGAGAAGAAGCCGATATTGAAAAGATAGCCCGCGAGATATGCAAGCAAATAAAAATGGCGGCAATATTAACCGTATAATTACTGGGGTTGATATGATGCAAAGAAAGTTTATTTTTAAGGACAGCAGTATGGAACTACAGCTGCCGGTAACACCTCCCTCATTTACGGTAGAACACGGGATAAACATAGAAACTATAAACATTCACACCATTGGCGATGTAAATATAGCCGGATATAGCACTCTAGCAACATTAAAGATTGAATGCCTGTTTCCGGCACAATCTTATTCTTTTGCTTTGGCAAGCCAAGAACCTTATTCATACGTAGAAGTTTTTAAAAAATGGTGCAGCGAGCGAGTTGTTGTACGTTTTATTGTGTCAGACACACCTGTTAATTTACCCGTTTTAGTACAATCAATCACCTATTCCGAGCAAGACGGGACAAATGATGTCTACGCTACCATCACCTTGCGTGAATACCGGGAATTAAGAGCAGTTAAGGTAGAAAAAACGGGAAGCGGCAATAAATCAAGGCCATCGGAGGGATCCAAGTCAATACCGGCCAGCTATACCATTAAAAAAGGAGATACATTAAGCTCGATATGTCGCAAATTTTACGGGGATGCTTCACTATATCCAAAGCTTGCTGCTGCCAACGGCATTAAAAATCCCAACCTGATTTATGCAGGTCGCACCATTAAGCTGCCAAGCAAGAGCCAGCTATAGGGGAGGTGTAGGCTTGCTAAAGCTGTTACTAAAGAATAATGACGGGACTTTTGATATCAGCCAGTTAGTGACACAGATAACATGGTCGGGGGACATTCAGCAGTGCGCCAGGATATTAAATTTCAGCTTGATATCTTCCCCAGTGGATAAACTGATACCGGTTATAAAATGTGGCCTGGGGAATGCAGTAACGTTAATGCTAGATAACCGGACCTTGTTTGAGGGCTTTGTATTTGAGCGGCAAAAGAGCACAACCAGCAGCACTATAGACATTACTTGCTTTGATAGAGGGATTTATCTTAAACGTAATAAAAAATCTTATAAGTTTGTCAATCTGACACCGGAGGCAATTGTTAAAAGAGTTTGTTTGGATTTTGGAATTGAAACCGGGGAGATAGCGGCTACAGGCATTAAGCTGAGCCGGAATTTTTTAGGGTCAACGTTATATGACATTATTCAGACAGCCTATACCTTGGCGTCAACTGAAACCAAGAAGAAATATTATGTTACATTTAAAGGTTCCAAACTATATGTCTTAGAAAAGAAAGTTACCGACGAAACCCTTGTAATTGAGGGCGGTTCCAATTTGATTGATGCGACCATTTCAGAAAGCATATCAAATATGGTTAACCAGGTTGCTATTTATGATAAAAACGATAAGCTGATTACGACAGTAAAAAATGAAGAAT